CCACAACAGCCGTATACTCAGATTACTGAAGAGCAGTATGAGTCATATGTTGGTAAATTAAAACATATTGATTTTGCTGCAATTTACGACGGTGTAGACAACCTTGAGGCTCAAGGCGAAGCATACTGTACAACTGACTATTGCGAAATAAAAATAAACAAGTAGTCTTCTGTGGTAAAATAGACTTATAATGTCTACTTCATCAAACTTATATGCAGAAAAGGTGTTTTCAGAACACCCAATTGCTTTGTGGGCTCTTGATGATAAAGCGGACTACCTTTCTTTAATTACAGAAAGCCAAAGATCTTCCGCCAATTGGCCATCACCAATTGGTGCTGGAAGAATATCTGGGGCTTTAGCAGAACAAGTATTCCTAAAAACTTCTCCATTTCCAAATAGCGTAACGAACATTCTTAATGCAAGAATTAGCGACGAAGCATTTAGTGAAATTATTTGTGTAACTGACGACATTATTAATTTTTCTGAAATGAATCAAGACCTAAAAACATTTTCTATTGGTTCATATTTTTATTCAAACACAGCAGCAATATCTGGAATTAAGATTGGGTATGAATATTACGATACTTCTTCTGGAAAAACAATACAGCACCTAAAATCTTTCTTATCTCCAGTAAGCAAAGAATGGAGTTTTATATCAGAGACATTTGACATACCAAAACAAAATACCACAATGAGAATTGTTATTAAGATAAACTATTTCTTTACTGACGACTTTGAAAATGAGTATAACTTTAGTCTTAACGGTTTAACTGTTGGTCAGTGGTCAGAGGAATTCAATTCTACATCTTTAGGTGTTTCAAAAGTTCCAGTACCTATTTTGCCAGGCAAGTATGGAGTAGCAGCAGACTCTTATGGACTAACAAGCGACTATGGATACTACATTATAAATAATGGATCCCTTATGGCTAAGAATACTGGAATACCGTTAGTATACGGTGCAAGTGGTATAACTAAACTAATTGACAACAATGGAGAACCGTGTTTAGTAATACCAGCAAAAGGATTTCTACATGAAAGTGGAAAATACAAAGATTATACTTTTGAAATGTGGTTAAGGGTAACTAGCGACTCAGTTTCCCCAAGAAAGATTTTAGGAAAGCCCAATTCTGATGATGGTTTGTGGATTGATGGCACATCACTTATTTTAAAAATTAATAATAATATTGCTACACATTATGTTGGAGAATGGGGCAAGCCCATGCTAATAGATATTGTGTATGGATCAAAAGGTGCAAGTCTTCTGATCAACGGAGAAGAGGTTTGCTCTATATCATTTGATGCCTATGAACTAGACTTCCCACAATCTGGGAGCGATGAAATTTTATGTTTTTATTCTTATGAGGATGTGTCACCAATAGAAATTGATGCAGTCGCAATATACTCTTATAAAGTTCCATCAGTAGTAGCAAAAAGAAGATTTATTTATGGTCAGGGAGTAGACTTTCCAGAAAATATAAATACAGCATATAGTGGTTCGTCTGTATTCATTGATTACAACTATGCAGACTATACAAATAATTATACATACCCAGATCTTGGAAAATGGAATCAGGGAGTTCTAAACAACTTAATAGTTAAAAACAATAAGTTATCTGTTCCTGACTATAAGGTTCCAGAACTTGTTATAAATAATTCAACAGCAAAATCTTTAACTGACATTGTTTTTTCTTCTGAATTTCAAACAGAGGCAGATAACTTCTTTACTTTCAAGCCATCAAATTCTTGGTCTAATAACGGATATTTAAAGTTTGACGGTTTTAATCTGCTACAAGAAGATTTAAAGGCTTTTTATCTTGTTATAAAGCCAACAGTTCTTCCTTCTGTAGATGAAACAATCCTTTATATTGAGCAAGAGAACACTTCAAACTATTTTTCAATTATTCTCAATGGATCAAATATAAAATATAATTTATTCTATAATGGAGAACTAGAAACAATATATTCTATGCAAGGGATTCAGGTTGGAGAATCTTTCCCTGTAGGAATGGACATAGAAAGATTTACAGACTTCTTTGGCAGAAACAGTCTATCATTTTTTGGTAATAGGTCTTCCTTAAAATTGTATATAGGTGGAACAAAAGATTTTGCAAAAAGTTTCCATGGAAAAATTTATAAAGTTGGTCTTTGCAATGCAACCAATTTAGAGTCAATAAAAACACTATTTAATTTTAAAGGATGTTTCTTAGAATACGAGGATGTTTTTGATTTATATTATTCAAACATAGATATTGACGCTGGAGAGTATACTGGAAATGATGAAAATTTCTGGCAATACTTTTTAGATGGCGGGACCCCAAACGGATATCCAGTTTACAGAATGGTAAACCATATAGCAAGTTATACCCTTATTGTTAAAGAATATTTTAATAATTACTATTTTGATATTGCTGTAAAGTCCTCATGGAAAGACTATTTGCCACTATCGTATTTATCAGAATATGTTAAAGATGCAAACGACGAAGATTACTATGACCTAGACTTTATCCAGTTTAATATTGATTACCCAGCACCATCTAGGTATCTAGAAGTTCCAGCAGTTCCAGTGTCTTGGAAATATGGTGTGCCAACTGTAATCAATCCTGGACAAAGCAATGAAGAAGTTATTCCATCTCTTTCTGGAGAGTATTCTTATCCAATACAGCGAAATTATGATGCACTAGGTAACCAACTTTTTACTGGATACAACGATTACGAAGATTTAAAAAACAAGGTCTCTAAGACTTACAAGTTTGACACATCTTCTTCATACGTAAAATCTTACATTAACTTTGAGTATGTTTCTTCTGGTATAAATACTTCAGATTTATATTTTACAAAGTTTGTTCCTGCATCAACTGATGGGGTTGTATCTCCAGCATCAGATTGGCTAAGGACAAAGTATGAGGTTGTAGATAGTATGGTTATTTATCCACCACAGGAAGACACTTCAAAGATTGCAATGGTGACAAGGCTAGAGTTTGAGATTGACGGAATTTTAACACACGATGTTAAAATAAAAACTTTAGAATATTCTTCGCAAGCATTTAACGATACATCTCCAAACCCAGTTGGTACAAGATTTGGAACATCCATTTACCCATATAGAAAATCAGGATACTATTATAATTACAAAGCAAAAAATCCTTTCTCAATATACAAGAAGAGCAGCCCTTACTTATTCTTAACTCGAAATAGCGGAATTACACTTAAGGGAACGTTTAACTCAGCAGTAAACCGTGGACTATCTATTCCAATTAATCAAGGTCTTTCAGATAAGTATAGCGTTATAGCAATGCAATCAGCAGTTCGTTTTGATCAAGACTTTTTCCCATACAGCCCAACACCAATATTTGAAGTAGAGTCTAAAGATCAGTATCTTAAATTTTTTATTGTGGCAAACAGTTCAGACGGTAAGCGAGGAACTATCTATGCTATCAATGCAAAAACTGGACAATACGAAAACGGAATTTTATTCTATCTTAATGGCAAAATAGTAAAGGATCCAGTATTGACTGTAAAAGAATGGGCATTCTTAGGAATATCCTTCTCAAGAGTATTAAACTTTAATAACACTTCTGGGGCGATAAGAATTACAGGACCCCTGACATTTAATGTTATCTCATATTATCAATCAACAAGCCTACAAGAGATTCAGCAAACATCTTTTAGAAAGTGGTTCAGAGTTAAGTATGCTGGATCAGACACACTTGATTGGGACTTTTGGACACCAGCCTATCGCTGGGGAGGTATGCTGGTCTTGTCAACCAAGAGTTTTTATGGGGTAGATCCAGACACAATTTACAAGAGTTATACTGGAACTAATAAGATAATCGTTGATACAGATAAAAAAGTTACGCTAAAAGGCTATGAATATAATTTTTATCAGGCAATTGGTTGGCAACAAAGCACCGCCACACCAGTATAATATGGTATACTTATGGTTATGAATATGGAAAATCCAAAGAAAAAGCGTAAGGCTCTTCCAAAAATGAAGGGGCAAGTAGGAGAATCTCGTGCAAAGATTATTGAAAAGCATTACGAGTGGGGCCTATATGTTTATAAAAAGTCTAATGGAAAATGGTTTACAGACGGAACTGGCTCTGTCTTAAACATTGAGTCCATGCGTGGCGACATTATGCAGATATCCAAACTAAAAGAAGCAGCAAAATATTACGGGGATGAAGGAGATGGCGAATGCATCTTCGTACCAGGATTAACTAGAATCTCAGAAGAAGAATATTCAGAACAAAAGCAAAGACTAGCAGAAGGACTGATTCCTTCAATGAACGACCTTGGAGCAGTACAGGCAGCCAAGGACACTATTGCAAAGTATGGAAGTGATGACTAATGTCAGACCACGAATATAGAATTCCAGCAAGAATTGATGAACTTGCACCAGCAGATGATACTTTTACTAAACAAGATCCATTCAATAAGTCTTGGGACGATC